TGCGTCCTGCCTGTCATGTATTCGAGCTCGCGCATCGTCACCCGACCACCCTTAAGTCGATCGATCTGGTCATCCACGTCCTTGAGGACATGCATGTACCGCACCGTGTCGGTCTGCATGGCATAGACCGAGGTGTGTCCGGCATGCATAAGCCTGTTCCAGTATTCGATGCCCTCTTGGGTGTATTTCTCTAGACCCTCCTTTGCGGCGGCGGCTGCTACAGTCCATGTTGTGACCCCATCGAGTATGCTCGGCAGCGTGCTGTTGGCCTCTGATGACAGCCTATCCAGCGCCTGTGCGCTTTCATCCGTCGCCGACGCGTCCTCGCGCTTGGCATCCGCAGCCGCGAGCGTTGCGTCGGCCTCTGCCTGCTTGGCGGCGGTGGCGTCTTCCACCGACCTCATGAGCGTGATTTCGGCCTCGGTCAGCCGCCCGTCCTCCAGCACAAGATCTCGGATGGCGCTCAACTGCTGCTGTGCGGCTGCGGCCTCGTGCTGCTTGGCTTCGGCAAGTGCGTAGGCTTGCTGTATCTCGGCCTCGGACAGCGCCGCAGACGCCCTCCTGATCTCGTTCTCATCCCCCTTGGCCTTGGCAGACTCTAGCGCGGCTTTTGCAGCGGCCACGCTCGCATCGGCGGACTTGATCAGCGCATCGCCCTCGCGCTTCGCTGTATCCTCCACATCCCTCATGCGGTCCTTCATGGTCACGAACGCCGGGGATGCGCGTAGGGCTGAGCTCTCAATGTCGATCACGGCATCGCGCAGTCCGAGCATGTNGGCCTTGGCCAGCAGGGATGAATCTGCNACCCCAGAGTTGGCCTTGATCGCGCTCTCTGCGTAGGCCATGAATCCGGCTTGAAGGTCTCCAAGCGGAGCCTTGCCCTGCTCCAATGTCCTGAACGCAGCAAGGTGCGCATCGGCCACCTTTTGCAGCTCGGATTGCGCGGTGATGCCGAGTGTCCTGTATGCCTCCTCCATGCTCTGGATGCCTGGGATGGACCGCTCAACATTTGTTTTCTGCAACTGCAATTCATTGGACAGGCGATTAATTGATTCTGCGGATAACTGCCCGGCCTTGCCCATGGATTCGATATTAGCGCCTAGCGCTGCAATATCCGTGCTGTTTTTGGCCTTGCCGATCAGGCTCATGACCGCAGACTCAAGCGCCCGCATCTTGGAATCAGGCGCGTCTAACGAGTTTTCAAGCGCAACTGCAATATTGCGCAGCGAGGCAATACCATCATTAACCGCTGGCGTGATGCGTCCAAGCTCTGTTTCTGCCACCAGGCCGAGTTTTTTGAACGATTCCGTCAAAATCTCATCGTTATACCTTGCGAACTCGTNTGATTTAATTTTTCCAGCATCAAATGCATCCCGCACCGATTGGGAAAAACNCGACAAATCAGCGTTGTTGGCNTTGCTTACCCANTCAATGACCTGATCGCCTAAAATCTTGGCATTATCGCCAGCATCTCGCATGGCCTCGCTGATAGCGATAACGCCATGTGTGCTCGCTATGTCAATCCCAGACAGAGCCTCTTTAATGGCATTTCCGGCTTTTTCGCCTTCGCCGCCTGCGGATTTTAACGCGGCTGTGAGTTTTTCTGTTGCAGTGATAGCTGGAGCGGTTGACGCTGCGATTTTGTCTGAAACCGTAGCGCCTGCCTCGCCAGCCCTGATAGCATACTCACGAATCTCTCNATACTCATCCTCGNTTTTTTTTAGCTCAGCCTCAAGCTCTCGCGTGCGTTCCCTCAAAGCATTGAACGTATTTCCATTAATCGGCGTGTTGAGGATGTCAATGAGGTAATTAAACCTGGCTGCGAGGTCAGTGAAAACCTGTGCCGTGTCAATACCAAACACCTGAATGCTGGTAAATACGCCAGCCAATCCGCGCAGCGCGGATGAAATCAACGATGTTGCGCCGGTTCCCTCATCCAGTATCGCAATGAATCGTTCAAATTCGTTGGCAACCGATTGCGCGGCCTTGCCAACGGTATCGGGAATTTTGTTAAATTCAGCATCAATAGCAGCGGATTGCTCAAGAAGCGCGGATGTCACGACCTCTGCCGACAATTTTCCCTCTTCGGCCATCGCACGCAGTTCGCCCTTTGTCACGCCTAGGCTATCAGCAAGCGCTTGCTGCACGCGCGGGGCCTGTTCCATGATGCTGTTAAACTCGTCGCCACGCAGCACACCGGATGACAGAGCTTGCGCAAGTTGGCGCAATGCGCCGTCCATTTCAGCGGCAGATGCACCTGACACGGCAAAAGACTGGGCCAGTGTTTGCGTAAACTGAGCTACGTTCTCCTGCGACAGACCAAGCTGTTCAGCGGATTGCGCGACTTTTACATACAGACCTGCAACAGAATCAAGCGAGGTTCCTACCTCGTTGGCAATGGCGCGAATATCTGTCATGGCCTGGGTTGAATCGCCAAGCTTTTCCGTGGCAAGCGCAACACGGCTCTCCATGAGCTTAAATCCGTCGGCAATTTCTACCAATTTCCCAAGCCCAGCCGTGGCAACAGCAACGCTTGCCAGCGTGCCGAGCATATTGCCTAGCTCCACTGAGAATTTTCCAGCCGCCTTACCAGCATCGTTGTTGGCATTGGCTGCTGCACGGGCTGCGATGGCCTGCTTGCCGAGAGCATCAGCGCTTTCGCGAGCGGCTCGCGCCTGTTGCTCTAGCGCCGTCGCGTGCTCATGCGCTGCATTTGCAGCGGATTGTTGTGCTGCCGTTTGGTTTTTGATGGCTGCGGCANCGTTGGCCGCGGCTCGCGCGGCCTGTGCCTGTGCAGTGAGCGCTCTCGCCCGACGCTCTGCGGCTAATGCGGCATCAATGGCGAGGCGAGCCGCCTGCCCCTCGGCGGTGCTCAAATCTTGCGCTGCGCTGGCGGCCTGCAACGAGGCAATGCGCTGATCAGAGAGCGCGGCATTTATGCGCTCAATATCCTCTTGCCCGCTGACAAGCGCCTGGATGCGTAAATCTACATCAATATTGGACATTGCGTGTCAAATTATGCGGCTGTGATTAATCTCTCAATCAAACGCCCTGTTTCCAGGGCGCTTTGTTGAGAAATTTATGCGGCTTGGAANCGGTCTTGACGATATGGGTGCGTCATGCCTGCCGGGGTAATGAGCTTGCCAGTGAGGACTGGTTTTGCGAACTCGTTTGACAGGTAGTCAATTACGGATTCTGCGCTGAGTACCGCATGGTATACCGTGACAATTTCTCTGCGCTTGTTAACCTGGTTGATGCCATCGAACTTGATTTTTACGTCGATTTGCGGCTTGGTTGCGCCGAAAATTGTTTCACCTGCCACGGCTGCGCAGTCGAATGTAACAGTGATGGATTCTCCTTCCGTAATAGAACCGCTCTCAAGGATATGAATCAGACCAGAATCCGACTCCACCTCATAATCCGTGCCGAGTGTTTTGCCGGTGATTTCAACATTGGAAACGTTGAATTTGCCCAATTCCATCCATTTGCCCTTTTTGGCAACCAGAGATGCAGTTGCGCCGGTTTGCGCGGATTGGCTGAATGTCTGGAAATGCCCGCTAAACGCCATTGCTAAGATGTTTGACGCGGTATCATCAAACTCCATGCTGATCTCATGCGGGTTAGGTGTCCCAACAGAGTCTAGAACCTGACCGAACGTTGATTTCATTCGGCTAATACGCTCTTTTGTGTCAGCCCCCTTTGCCGCGATTTCAAATTTTGTCGCGTTGACAGGGGGCGCGTAGCCTGTTGGGTTCATGTTGTTGTCTAGGATGTCCAGCATGACGTTACCTGAACCGATATATCCGCTCATTTGCTATTCTCCGTCGATTGGGGATTGGATTTTGGTTGTTTTTTTACGTTTTCGGCAATGCCGCGCTCTGTCAGAAACACGGCGGCATCTGTATGCAATTCGACAACGTCGCCTGGTGCGTACTGTTTTCCGTCGTGTTCATGCTGTTTCAAAAATTTTATCTTCATACTCGCACCACATGCATTTGAGTAATCATGAATCGCACAATAGCAAAGCTGCCTCCGGCATCAGGGTGCTGGTAATCACCACCAGAAATGCTCACAGCAATCGCTGAGCCTGATATACCTGCCGGTTTGACGAGGGTGAGCAATGCTCTCGTCACATCCTCGTCAATCTCATCTAGCATAGGCTCGTAGTCGTCAACGGTTGCGTTTACAACCGCATCAATACTGACGCGGCGCTCCTTTTTTGCGGCCCCTGGTTTGGCCTCTAGAATCTCGCTGGCCTCTGTCGAAACAAGCAGCGCCGGAAACTCGACAATCTGATCAGCGATTAACTGCTCAGGCCGACCGCGTTTCACTGTAGTACCTGCATTGGTGTTGTACCCGTTCGCCCGCGTGATCAAACGCAATGCGTCAATCACAGCATTGACGTAGGCTGTTCCAGTTGCGCTCATAGTGCACGACCTAGTTCATATGCAAGCTGTGTTTGCATTACATCGCGCAATTTAGAGGCCGCGATGACAGACAAATCTGGCCTTATCTTTTTGAAAATTTGATCCACAGACAAAGAGTAGTGGTGTTCAACCTGATTACGCGCTGGCCCGGTGCGTGTAAAAACGCCCATGCCGTTTCCGTTTTTCAATGGAATCAAAAAAGCTCCGGGCATCCTCTTGCGCGTGCCGGTTACGTTGACAGATACGCCAGCCTGCCTGCGCCCGGCGGGAATACCGCGCAACGCATCGCCTTTGGCTCGTGGAGCGGCCCTAGTCAGTTGTTTAGCGCCGTATGTAGCGAGGCGTGTTGGGCGTTTACGCGCTCGTATGATAGCCTCATTGCCATCGGCCTTCGCCCTAATGACGGTCAGCACGCCGGGCCTGTTGATATACGACGCGGACAGCCTAACCGATTGGCGGATTCGCCTGCTGGCCTCGGTACGCGTTGTCGCCGCGACTTTGTTTAGTGCACGGACTCTCGCCCGTGCAATCGCAGCGGGAATACTGCGCAGACGTGCCGATGCCTGATCATGGTTCATCGCAGCCACACCTTAATCACTGACTCGTCATCCGAAACAATGCCATCAATTTTCATGTCCCTGCCGCAAACAGATATTACCTCTCCGCGTTTTGGGCTTGGCATGTTCGCCTTATTGGTGGTCAGCATCTTGCGGTATTCGGCCACCTGACCAAATTCATTAATCACAGCGACGCTGTTATCCATGATCGCCAGAAATGTCACGCCTGAATAAACAACTGGCGTGCCAAAATCTGAGAGCATGTAGTCAACATCCGACGCAAAATCCATGTTTACCCACATTGTTTGGCTTTTTGCGCCGCAGCAACCAGTTCTTTGCTTGCGGTGTAGCGACCGCTCTTGTCAAAATCGTCTGCCCTGTTCACATACAACGCACGATCAGCCAATGCCAGTTTTTTTGCTTCATCCTTTGGCGGATCAATGATCTCGCCACGTGCATGAGCAACGCCGCCTCGATCATCGTTGTGGTTCACCAGGCATGTATCAATAATCAGCATTTTGGGCATTTTTGAATCTCCATATGGGCAGCCGGTTGCCCGGCTGCGCAATTATTAGGCTGTCAGTGCATCAACCATGGCAGCAAACGAGGCTGCATGTCGCACGGAAATGTCAACATCTTGCAGCGCCACCAATCGTTTAGTGCCGCTGGCCGACCCGGTGAATGGGTCTAGCATGATGTCCAATCCGCCCCACATACCGATCACCATGTCAGACCAGTTGCCGAATACGATGGCCGATGCAACTCCACTAGACGTACCCTTGGTCAGGTTGGACGGAACTGCGTTTGTGACGAATGCGTTATAGCCAAGCACATCCCCTACGCCGCGTTCCGTGCCGGATGTCCAAACCGGCTTGCCGTTGGTGCCATTAAATTCCTGGGTTTTGCGCAGCTTGCCGCGAACCTTGGTATTGGTNAGNAATGCAAGATTGCCCATGTCAGCGTTTGCATTNGCGACTGCACTCTCAAGGTCNACCATATGTTCGTATGTTGGTGCTGCTCCGTCGGTACCACCAACGACTGCGCCGATACCTGACACGTTCAAAATACCTGTCGGCTCGCCGCTCGCGCCTGAACCATTGATGGCGGACGACTGGATGGACAGGCCGATGATGGTTGCCAAATCAGCGCGAACAAACGCCTCAACATCAATACTTGATTGCAGCAACAGGCGGCGGCTGTAATCGGTGAATGCTCCGACTGTTTTGGGGGTCAATGCCACCTGGCCGATGGTTTGTGAGGATCCGGTCGGAGCGCCGCCCTCATCTACCCAATAACCAGCCGCTGCGCCGGTTTGACTCGGGATTGAGACGTTGCCGTTCAAATCTCGAAGGAATGTCACACCCAAACGGTCTAAAACCATCGCATTGCGCAACAACTCGATGAAGCTCGATCCAAGCAATTCGGTTGCCACAAGGTTTCCGCCGTGAGTAGGATCATAAACAGCCATTTCTCTCCGGCCCTGCAACATTCGCGCAGCAGCTCCAGCCATTGCCGGGTCGATCATCATTCCGCGAGAAAGCACATCGACGGGAATGGTGATTGCCAACTCGCGGTCCTTGCCTCGCGAATCGCCGCGTTTGTCCTGGGCTGCGCGTGAACACTCCATTTCAAACGGCGCGATTTTGGATGCGTGCAGCGGGTCCATAGCAGCCAACACTG